ATAAAAAAAGGCGCAGCAAATGCTGCGCCTTTAACAAACGAGGACCGCGCACGCGCGTCACTCGTCATCGAGATAAGTGATGGTCTTAATCACCTGGTCAGCCGTCACCCAACCACCGTCGTCACCCAGGTTCACCATGTGATACACTGCATCAACACGGTTTGCCCTAAAGTCGGGTTCCTTCGCGCGGCACTCTACAACTGCCCGAACATGAACCCGTGGCGCGACAAACTTGGCTTCCGCACTGATCACCTTCGCCTCGAAGGTATACAGACGAAAGACCTCACATAACAACGCCCGTGCAGCGTCACGTGATGACGGTAACACCGTCAGCAGATAAGCATCGAGATCACCCTTGTTCATCAGAGCGACCTGACGGTAACATACGGCCTTTGCCGCCTCAAGATCCGCCTTCGCTGTCTCGGCATCCTTAACCTCGGCGCCCGCACTCACAGCCGCAGCACCGATCAGAAAGCCACCGACTGTCAGCAGAATGACAACCGCCAACAGAACCACATAATCGAACCGTTTCATGGCATTCCTCCATGTAGGGGGTGTGAACTGTCGCATTACATAATGCGACCTACGTTACAATGCCACAAAAAGGCGCATTTTTTACCCTGAATTCCTTTCTGGAGAAACGAATTCGACGGCGCTATGACGGCTGGGCGCCTGTTATCGGGACACTGTTTGATAGCACAGTACGGCTGCCGCCGGTACCGTGCGTAACAGGCACATCATGACTTGGCTCCATATCGCCAGCCGGCTCCTCATTCGCCGCCGGAACCAAGCGAACCGGTCCCACCAACGCCAGCTCAATCCCGAAACCCTGTACGGCCGTCAGGTGGGCTTGTGGCAAATGCTCGAGCAGGAACTGTCGCGCAAAATGCACGAAATGCTCCACCCCCTTTGAAGCTGCCGCACGCTCATCCGTCGTTTTAAGATAATCGAATAACTCTTTTGCGGGCGGAGGCGGTACCGTCTCAACCGTATCGTCCTCCGGCGACGTCGTGTAACGTCGCAACAACAACTCGAACAGTTCCGGAATCTCTTGCGGTTCCATTATGAATCTCCCGATGCTGCCTGTCCGACGGTTTCACCCTCCGCAAGTGCCGCCGTCCAGCGATCTTTGTCTTCTTCTGAATACAAATTGATGTTACGCGATGTGATCAGAAACCCGAGCTCCTGTACCGCATGACAGTACTTCGCATCCGCGTTTAACGCCTTTAGTCCAGTTACGACGAGTTGCTTAAGCTCGTCGTCGTCACCCTCCATCGCCACCTGCAATTGCGCTTGTGTCGGTATAAAACCCCACCGCGCAATAAACGCCGTCTCGGCCTCACGCTGTTCTGCGGTGAGCTGTGAACGGAACGACTGATACATCGTCCGCGGTCGCGGCCGCGCCTGCGGTTTCGGTCGGCAGCAATGCTTGTATTTCCGTCCGCTACCGCACGGACATGGCCCGTTGCGTGCTGGACTCTTTGCCGGCAGTGGTCGACCAACAATCGGCCTACCAAACGGTGTCGTAAACGTTTTCGCACGTCGGGACTTTTTGCGTCGCATAGCAAACCTATATCGCGCCGAATAAATCGAAATCATCAGTCAACGCTTCTGGGCGCGGCGCGTCTTGTACCGCGTCCTGCGCCTCGTCCTGTGATACCTCCGGCGTTACATCCTGCGGCACATCTTGCGACGTAGCATCGACCGCTGCCGACTCAACGACAGGCTCCACAGTAGGTACATCAGATGCCGGCGGTGCCGGTTGCGGATCCTCGGGGACTGGGCGATCCGGCGTATGCACTACAGACGGCGCAGCCTGTGGCTTGTCGGGTGTTAGTGTTACCGGAGCTTTGATGCGTTTCTTTGGCTTCACGCGTCGCTTCTGCTTGTCACGCCGGACGATCCCCAATTGTTCAGCCAATGTCATTGGCTTACCATTGGCATCGGTAGCCGCCGGACGCACCGGTGCTATTCGCGGCCGTGTTTTGTCACGAGGCTTCGCATTCTGTTGCACCTTGCCCGCCGCCAATCGTTCGAAATACTCACGACGATGATCAGTCTGGTTTCGTATACGCATGATTTTCTCCAATTAACGGAGCCACCGCCACGGCCGCAACCACGGTCGAGGCAAAATAACCGGCGCCGTATAGACAGGCGTTGTAGTGATGTAAGTAGCTCGTACAGGCACAGATCGCGCATACACAGGACCAGACAACACAACCGTTGACGGCGTGTAATAGTAAACCGGTGCCGCGTAAACCGGCGGCGCGTAAACAACCGGGCTTTGCGGATAGACTACCACCTGCGCATTAGCCGCGGTCGCGACAGCGCACAGTACGCACAAACAAAGCAAAATGCGGATCATATCGTACTCCTAAGCTAGTATGCTCTGCCAAACATCTTGAAACTGCTGTTTGCGGCTATCTAACCCCTCGGCCGCGTGTACTCTTATTGTCCGCAACAGCGATCGATTTTGCAATAGTAACGTAACCGAATCGCAAAATATTTCCCAGTTTGGGACCGCCTGCACGACACCCACCCAATTTTCCCGTATTTCACACGGTAGCAGTACGCTGTTAAATTCGTGCTTAAGATACTCATTCTGCGGGGGTATATCCCACGCAACCACCGGTGTACCCGCACACAACGATGTGAGTCCGACAAGCGCCAACCCCTCAAACGTTGCCGGCCACAAAGTAACGTGGCTACGCCGATACAACGACAACAGCCCGATGTCGTCGACATCACGCAAATGTTGAAACTGCCGCGGACGTTGCCGACACAGCCGCCGTAGATATCGCCGCGCACGCAACGACCAGCGCGGACCGCCAACGACAAGAAACTCGACCTCAGGCACGCGGCGGCCGATCTGCTCCAGTGCACGAAACAGCGGTAGCTGGTTGCGGCCAGGCTGCGATGCGTATAGCGGCACCAACACCCGTAATCCGTCAGGCAACCCATGCTGACTCAGCGGCACCGGCACATCCCACGGCACAACCCGCGGCACGAAGCAAGTATCCAATCCGTCCATTTTTTGGCAAACAGCGTTGGCCACACATTTGTACGGAAAAACCAACGTATCAAACTGCGCCAACACGCGCGTCTGTCGACGTCGAATCTCGTCCCAACTAACCACAAATATTGTATGCACGCTGCTATTCCGCGCCCAGTATACCTCACTCAATTGCGGTACGACGGTCCAAACAATATGCGAACAATCGAGCGACCACTCGCGAAAGTCCGCCCGCTTCTCGTTAAGTACCGCATGATCCCATCGCGGTGAGAGCGGCTTACGACAAACGCCGCGCGCTAAGATAGTAGGCCGACGTCCATTATTCTCAGCAACTTCAGCTATATAGAGCGCCGCGTGCGTACGCTCGTGCGGAGAGTATTGGGTTACTATACCCAGACGTTCAGCCATACCTGCTACTCGCTATACCGGCGGCGCCATCGACATCGCTGCTTGTTGTCCGGCCATTTGTTGCTGCATCGCCTTACCCTGCCGCTCAGCCTGTTGATCCAGCTTGTCCAGCGCAGCCTTCACCGCCATATGAAGCATCTCACTCTCCGTTTTTAATCGACGCAGTGTACTGATTCGCTGCGTAGCCGGCAACGCAAAAATTTGCTGCGCAACCACATTTGCCATCTCGTACAACTCTTGCGGTGAAATGGACTCCAAGTCGGACAGTGGCAGCTGCGCCAAAATTGCTTCAACCGGATCGACTGGTGCGGCACCTGGTGGCAACCCGGCTGCCGGCGGAGCCGCCCCGGGTGCGGTCGCAGGGCCGCTTGCTCCGCCGGCAGCACCGCCCATTTGCTGCGCCGCCGGATCCATCGGCGCACCGGCGCCTCCAGGCGCCATCATTCCCTGTGCCATTTGATCGCCCAGACCCGCATTCTCGATTGCTTCCTGAGTTTTCTCGCTCTTCTCAGCAACGTACTGTTGCTCTTCCAACAAACGATCCTGCTCCTCCTCAAACCGTAGTCCGACTGACTTGAGGCCCGACGTTTGCGAAATCTGTTGACCCATCATCAGCTGCAGCTTGGCCAACTGCCGGTTGAGATCATCTGCATGTGACGGCCGTGCGAGCCGCACTTTTACTTGTTCCCACGACAACGTAGTACTGATCTTGTTCGCCAACCACTGCAAAAACCTATTCAGCATATGAACAAGATGACTCCAGCCTGACTCCATAAGACGCAACGCCGTGGGGGCGGCCTGTAATGTCAACGTGCGCTTGTAGAATTCAACAGGTATGTCAATTGCATTCAACAGCGTATCAAGCGCCTGATCCATGAGCTCGTGCGGCGCCATCTGGCTTGCCTCACCACCCAGCGCTTGATACCTGATCGGGAACGGCAACGTAAACCACGCTGTCGGATCACGGCGACGCTGCGCCAGCATCGACTGCATCATGCCCGTAACACCACCCATATCAGCCGAAAACAATGGGTCGCCCATCATACCATTCTGGCCGCCAGTACCAGATCGCGGCTCTGGTGTGAGCACCCGGAACGGGATTATGTAATCGAGCCCGATTGCCTCGTTGTACCTATGCAACACCTGCATGTACCACGCTTGTCTGAAATTTGT